TGCTTTATCTATATAATCTCTAACTGTTGTTGCCATAATACAAAGATACTTAATTAATATGTAAAATAAGAAAACCCGATATAAATTTATATCGGGTCTAATAAAATAATCTAATCTAAATACTACAATACAACACCTGCTGATGCTCCTTTGTAAAGCAATTTAGTAGCAGTTAATTGAATCGTATTAGAAGCAATTGAACTTACAGTAGGAGTAGTAGCTGTAATAACTGAAGCTGTAAATCCTGCTCCAATTGCAGTATGAGTAAGCGTGTAAGTTTTAGTTACTGGATTTTCAACTACTGCACTTGGAATGATGTAAGTAACAGCACCACCTGAAGTAGCTACTTTTCTAATTGCCCAGTTGGCTAATGGAATACCTGCAACATATTGAGAACGGTCTGCTAATGTGTTAGTAAACGCCCAAGAAGTTGAAGCGGCTGTAACCGTAGTTGTAGTTCCAAGATACAAATCGTTGATACCATCTAAGTCAGATTTAGCATCAAAATCAAGAGTATCTCCTGAAATCCATACTTGTCTTTCCATTTCTCCTGTATCAGCTAATTGAATATTCATTTTAACCTCAGCAGGGTTATTTCCTTCTTTACCTTTGTACTGTCCTGTGAACAACATTTTAGTTTGGAATCCTTTGAATACTGTACCTGCTTTGTTAGTTGTGAAAATTTTGTTTCCTTCAACATCATAAAACGCACAGTTGTAAGCATCTTTAGAGTTAAGTTTTCTTAACGCTTTCCAAATGTTTACACCGTTGTTATCAAACATTACTTCATATTCGTAAGGAAGTTCTCCTGTTACTGTCTTGTAACCTGAACCATCAGCTGTATTGATTTGTGGCTCAACAGCAGTAATTTTGAAAGATTTAATTCCTTGAAGGATAATTAAGTCGTTATTTACTTGAGCTGCTTGAACAGACGCTAATGTTTGGTCTGTTGCTGTTGGATAAACATAACTTCTTGCAGAAAGCTCAATTGTTTCTACTCTATCCCAATCGAAAGCTGTTGCTTCCAATCCTGTTCCTAATAAGTCTGCTTTAGAGCTTGGAACTACTATAATTTGATTTGCTAATGGCATTTTTTTCTATGTATTTGTTATTAATTAAACGTTTTATTAATTGTTTTGTATGGAGATTAATTACTTCTCCTTTGTTGTAATATTTGTCAAATGTAAATGGCTTAATTACTTTGTATTCCATCTACTTTAATTTAAAATCTCTTATCTCAAAAATAACCTTGAAACAATCGTGAGGATGCATATCATTTAACAATTCGTAATCGTACCCTCTAAATACCGAAGGCGTATCAATTATAATTGTTTTTAAAGCATCAGCAACCCCAATTGTGGATAACACAGTTATAACCTCGTTCCTTACTTCCTCATCTGCTCTATGATGAATAGATGGTTTGCAGTCCTGTATATTTAAAATAAAATACAATTCTATAACCGCATTGTAAGTAGTGTAACTAACTTGTTTTATATTATCTTTTACTACAAAGAAGAATTTATTTGTATCACTATGAATTAATGATTCGTATTCACCCTTTCCTTTGTAATGCTCAACAGTTGTTTTCTTAGCTCTTTTAATCTCATAACATCTCGGATATCCTTCTAATTTTACATTCCATAATGGAGTTAGTTTGTCATACAATCTCTTTTGGATTATATCTATAACTTTGTCTAATCCAACTGGATTTGTTTTTATATAGTTTGCCATTATCTTAATGTATAAGCAAAGACTTGATTTTGTTTAACTAAACCTTTTTTTAACTTACCTATTTCTGTTCTTATAGAAGCAATCTCTCCTAACAACTGATTCTCTAAACCGATTACTTTAACAATGCTTTCGCTACCTGTACCTTTTAATTCAATCATTAATTTCTCATATAACTGAGCTGATTGAGATTGGTTTGAGTTACTTCTTAATGATGATACGTATAGTTGAATACAACCAATAATACCTTCAATCTGAATCGCTCTTGCGAAAATCATTTTGTTATTTATAATGAAATCAGTATAATCTTCGTAAACCGATATGTCTAAATTCAATCCTGAATCTTCTGACAATCCATCAACATCATCTAAATCGAATAGTGTAGTAGTCAAATGATTTGGCACTTTCACTCTTTCAACTTTTAAGTAGGTTGGGTTTGATAAGACATTGCCTGAGTTCCACTCTCTTTTATACGGAGTTACAGTAAGCGAGTTATTAATATACCCGATATAGTACTCTCCTTTGTAAGTGGTGTCTGAATTGTCTATAACCCAGTCAAGTACTACTTCTTGATGGTCGGTTGTAATTGTTATTACCTTAGATTGTATCGCTGCCTTCTTTGCAGTATTCCAAAGTAGTAAAGTAAAACTTCCTGTACCTTGAAAATCGAGTAACACACGACTTATTTTAAAAGCCACATTTTTCTGACCTGTTACTCTAATATGATACCCGACAAATCCTGTTGGTAATGTTTCTACTTCTATTTTATTAGAAGCATTTTTGAACAATAATGTTCTATCAATGAAATCATAATCGCTAAATACTTGATTACAAACACTTGCTACTGAAGATTTTTTAATGTCAGTAAGTAACGAATTGAAATCTGTTGTAGATATATCAACGTAATCTTGGTTGTCCTTTATGTATTCAATTTTAGCATACGGATTATCCGTTATGTAATAACCTGAAGAACTTGCTTGATTTGTTGAATCTACAATAGCATAATCAGGATTGTAAGGCTGTTTAAACCCTACAAGTCCCGATAACGCTGTTTGTATTTTAGTGATGTTTATCATCTATTAGATAATTGCAAAAGCAATGATAGGAGTTTCAGTTGATACTGTAAGTGGAGCTTTAGCAAATGACATATCTTGAGATATTTCGTATTGAGTAACAACGTCTTGAGTATAACCATTATTTGCACTATCATCAGCAGCAGTTACATAAGTATGCAATGCGTAAGATTCTCCATCGATAGGGTTGATGATATTAGAGTAGTTACCTACTACTGTATCAACTCCAACTCTGTTTTGTTTAGGAATCCAAGGCAATGTAGATACAGTTCCATCAGGAACTACAATCCAATATCCTTTTGTATGACCAGCTTTTACTGCAATTGCAAGAGCATTAAGTTCTACTGAGTGAACAAATGTTACTCCATTGAATTGGAATGACAAGTTAGCAGAGTTAGAAATACCTTGAGCAGCTTGATACTCAAATTTAGCGTAAGCAACTGAATCACAGAAAATAGTATATCCTTCAGGATATTTGTTAGCCATCATCGCAATCTTAGTGATTTGCATAGCTCTACTTTCGTTAGCAGAAGCAATTTCGTAAGCATTTACTGTACCAGCAGTAATAAACGTACATTCAGGAGTTGTAGCAACAACAGCACTTCTGTTTGTAAAGATGTAAGAAGTAGCAGCTGTTTCATATCCTTCCATAAAGTTAGATACTGCATTTGAAATTTCGTTGAACAATTGCTCATCTGCATTAAACAAAGAGTTGTCAGCTTGTTTCAATGACATATTGAATTTATCAGAATACTGAGTCCAAGATGGAGTTAGTATTGCTGAATCTTGTTTCACACCAGTGTGATTGTGGGTTCTACCACCTGTTCCAAGAGAACGTTTTGCTCTTGCGATGAAGTTTGTTTCTACTGTTCTGTCCTCTCTTGTACGAAGTTCATCGTAGTTAGGGAACATAATAGGTGAATTACGTTTAAGTGCTAAATAAGTAGCTGGGTATCTGAATCTTAATTCAGAAGATTGGAATGCTCCAAGCAATCTTGCTTGAGCTTTTACTAAATTTGCGGAGACTTTGTTCGGCATTTTGTTTAAATTTTAATTGATAATACTCTTTTTTTGTTTATGAGCATACCGCCCGATTCCCTCCAACTACCGCCAAAGTGATACAAAGTTACGAAAAATCCCCTACAAGTTTTTAATTCGTAAGGGATTTTTTTTATTTTACGCATTAATTAATGCGTAACTTACTTCTTCTTAGCTTTCATTTTAGCTTTACGAGCTACGCTAAGAGCAATTGCAACTGATTGCTTCTGACTTTTTCCACGTTTCATTTCAGTTCTAATATTAGAACTTATTGATTTCTTGCTATAACCTTTTTTTAGTGGCATTTCTACTTAATTTATTAAAATAAACTTTGTTTTTGTACTCAAGATACTCTCTGCCAAGTTCTTTTGCTGCTTCTTTTTTTAACGCTTCTATTTTAGATTTACTTATGAATAGAGAAAAGAACCATTCAATTAGCCTTCTCATATTTTCAACGTTCCATTAGAAATACGTTTAGCCATCTCTGAATTTTGTTTAGAAGCATCCCAATTATTTCTTTCAGACTCTTTCATAAACGCTTCAAAACTTCCAGCTTTACCTTCTCCAGTATCATCTCCTTTTCCAGCTCCACCTTCAACTTTAGCTAAATATGGTGTTGAGAAATTAGATACCCAATCCTTTACAGTTATTGGAGAGTAGTTATCATCTTTTAAAATGTTACCATTTGAATCCTTTACTACTACATTACCATCTTCTTTTTCAAAAGAGAATCCTTTTTCTTTTGCTTCAGTAAAAATTGTAGATTTAGACACCAATACATTGTCAGGAATATATTTCGTAAACTCGTTTTTAATTTCATTCAATGTATTTGTTTGTTCAATCTTTGTTTTGAATGAATTAAATTCAGCATCTTTTTCATTTAATTTAGAAACTAATCCATCAAACTCAGATTTTAAAGTTTTGTATTTTTCCTCAGGCTCAATCTTGCTTTCAGACTCTGACTTTGCTTTAATAGCACTTACTAAATTCTCAATTGTTTTTCCTTGAAAATCTAATCCAAGATTGTTTCTTTGTTCTTTTACAGCAGTTTCAATTGCTACTGTTGCACTTTCTTTCTTGATATTTGCAATTCGCTCCTCATAAGCGGTTTTACTCAAGAATACTTTTTCTGATAAATCTACTGAAAACGCTTCTTCACTATTTATCATTTCGATTAACTTACCACTTTCAATTCCTAATGTGGTTTCGATTTCTGCGATGTTGTCTAACGCCATATTACTTTAGTTTGGTTATTTCTTCAGTTAATTTGTTTACGCCCCAAATAGGTTTTGCTTTCTCTCCTGATAGCAATTCGTATTCTTTAATTAACTCATCTTTACTTGGTACTTCCTCTTGTACTTCTAAAAAGTCTTTTCCTTCTAAATGTAATTTAGTAAGTTTTTCGTCTTTCTCATACCATAATCCATTAATCCTGCAATTGTCATTCGTTGTGTCTGCAAAAGTAATGTGTACTAAATGCGGAGGTCTTTCTACTGATAATTTGTAGTCCTTGTTAAATCCATTTCCCTCTCTGCCTAATTTGTGTAATACGTAAACTGCAACTTGACTCATATAATTTTTATTTAGTTATTGGTGCAACTGGCGGTGCTACAACCTTTTTATTTAATTCAAACCAGCTATTAAATTCAGCAGTCAATACTTCTTCTGACTTGCTATAATCTGTAACTGTCTGCCACCATTTTTGATATAATACTTTTCTTTGTGCTTCTTCGTTTCCAAAGATACTTAAAACTGTTTGTAAAGGTAAGTGTAAATATGGTTCGATTCGCATTTTTACGAGATTAATTTGCAAATCAATTGGATTATTTCTATATTTTGCCGATAAATACTCACTAAACAGCTTATCCAACACCACACTATTTTCTTCAGCCTTAACAGACATCTCGTATCTTTCCAATAATGTGTCATAACCTTCAACGATATATCTACGACCTAAATTAATTGTTATTCTACTTTCACTTCTGCTTTTTCCTAAGTCATAAAAGTTTAATATCCATTCGCAGAACTTCCACTCAACATATTCTATAAAGTCAGCATATTTGTTAAGTTGATTTTCTAATGGTTGTTTGTTGTAAATTATTTCAGTAGCTGTTTTCTCTACATTGTTCATATTCTGAATACCATAACTTGTTCCCCAATGTGTTTTATACATCTTCTCCTCAAGTAAATTCAATTCTTCTGAGTATTGTTTCCACACATCTAAATCAGGAGATATAAATCCTGCAATGTTTGGTGCGATAACTGGAGTATCTCTGTCGTCAGGAATAGGTAACTCAACAACACCTGTTACATCGCTTTTACCCATCATTTTACCGTGACCATCACAAGTAGTACAAGTTTCTTCCTCTACTTTACCTGTTCCTCCACAGTCGCCACAATACTGAACGTATTTCCAAAAGATTGGATTGGCTTTGTAAATTTTATATAATGTTAAGAATGATTGGTCACGAGCATATTCTTTGGAGATGTCTATAATGTTATCAATGGCTGATAATCTCTCCTCCTCTGCTGGAATTTGAATGTTAGAACAGATAAGCGCAGGTACTTGACCAAATGGATGCTCAAATGTTAATTCAGGTATAATGTTAAATGCACTACCCACTTGCTCAAATGTTCTGTCTGTCAAATCATCAACTACTCTCCAAAATTGTCTGTTGTCTAATCTCTTTGGTTCAAATATTACATACTCGACCATCTGTCCTCTTGACTCGTAATAACGAATACTGTCAATAGATTTGTAAGTTGGATAAATATCTACTTCGGGTTCAGTAGTATATTCTAAGAACATCAATCCATTAGGGTCTGTGTTCATTAATTTAATTGCGTAGTCTTGTACCCATTCCGTTAAAGACTTCCCATCTCTAACACTTGCAATTTTATTTAAGAAATCTGCTTTAATTTTAGGGTTTAAAATGTCGTAGTCTTTTATCCCTCCAGTAGCGTAATAAATATTATCGATAGGCTGAAATATTCTTCCGAATAAGTCTTTGATGCTTCTTGAGTATTTTCTCCTTGCTTCTGCTTTTACATTACTCTCAATTCCTTCTATGTTCTCTATAAGCTCCTCTATGAAGTCATCTCCATTTACTAACGCTTTTAGTTCATCAGAACATTCACGCATTTCGACAAATTCTTCATTGATTTTAAGATTACTCTTAATAGCCGATATGGCTTCTTCGTTGTTTTTAAATATCATAGTTATTTATTTACCAAATTATTCGTAATCTCGGCTTACCTTTCAATTCAAAGAAAAATCTCATCATAAGTGCATCAGCAAAATCGGGAGAACGACCTATCCTCTTTTTTATCTCCTCTTTTTTCTCTAACGCTATTTTACCATCATCCTGCAATGGCTGTCTATTTATCTGCTCTAACTCCTCAATCACTTGCTTCCTGTATTTATCCTCTTGAATAAACATCTTAGAATCCTTAACTGCTTCTGCAAAGTACCAGTAACATTGTGCCTTTAAATTCTTAAAGTTCTCCGTTTTACCGTGCATCTTTATTGGCTTACCATTATTGTTAAATGGAGTTGCTCCTACTAAATTACCTAACTTTGTTGATGCCCTTGTAAATGTCTGCAATCCATCAGCATCATATATCACATTTTTCAAAGGCACTCTATTCTCTATGCGTAACTCATTTATTTTCTTACTCACCATCGTATCGTCAATCTTATCAATGGCAATTATCTTCAATGCTACAAATCCTGCCCAAATAACAATAACAAACTTATCCGAACCTGTATAAGCAATATCACAAGTCATATACCTATCTTGAGTAGGCTTTATAAACTCATTGGTGTACAATCCAAGAATATCTGAATACTCAAACATCGCATAAGGATTATCATCAAACTCCCAATTCCCATACACAAGCCTTTGAACTTCGTTATGGCTTAATATTTTCATTAAGTTAGGAACGTAATCAACTGGCAATGTCTTATTATCTGTTGGCAATGCCTGAATGAACTTCATATGACTTGGAATAGTTCTATCAATTGTCGCTTTATAATAATCCTTGTACAAATAATTCTTGCTGGGGTTACACGTTTGTAGCAACTTTGGCGACAGGTCATATTCCTTATTCTTCCAACGCCCTATACTCGCTTGTAAGTTATTCTTACACTCAATGTCAAACTCCCCAGCTTCTTCTATCCATCCACGAGTATTCTGCATACCTCCAAATCGCATATAGTTTGGGTCGCTTGGCAAATACTTCGCATCAATCAAAAATATCTTAGATTTATTATGAAACTTAAAATAGTTGTCTTGACCATTGAAGCTATAATAATCCTCTGTTATTCCCCATCCACTCAAAACCTCTTGAATTGAAGGAATAGTAAATTTTCGTAAATCTGCTAATGTCTTTCTCGCAATAAAATAATGCGTTTCAGGATACATTAGTGCATCTGCACATATCAAAGAACAACCTATGAAAGTCTTTCCGCTTCCTTTAGAGCCTCCATACACAATATCAATGGTAGTTTTATCAGTCCAAGCCTTTATGGCTTCTAATTGCTTTAAATTACCTCTAACATTTAATGATAGGCTTTTATTCTGCAACTTCTTCTTCCTCTTGGTTAATAATCTGCATCCCTATAATCGGAACTACTTTCAATTTATCACCTCCTGAAGTAATATCGAGCTTCTCGCTGTACTTTTTAGGGTTCATCCTTCCCAATACCCATTTACGAGTATCAAGTTGCAACCTTGACCTGTTTACAGCTACCATACTTTGTTGTCTGTTCCCATTAACATCATAGTAGTAGTCCTTAGTACCATCATCAGAAATCTCTAACATATCGTCAAAGATACCATCAGCTCGTATTTCAGTAGCTTTCTTATATAATTCTATTCTATCGGGATTTTCATTTAACCAGTTGTAGAAAGTACTTCGTGTGATTGGGTAATCATCACCATCTAATATATTCTTTATTGAACGACCCAACTCTATCTGTTGAATAATATCCAAAAATACTTTATCTCTTTCCATAATTATATTTAATAATAATTGCTACAAAGTTACAAAATTAATTAATACTATTATATATTATATATATTTTTTTTAATAATAATAATATTTTATAAAATAAAGGAAATAGACCCCCCCCCTATTTCTTGATACACTTTTTAGGGGGGGGGTATAAAAACGCACTTTTTTTTATTAAAAATTGAAATATGGCACTTATCAATACTTTTTTCCTACAAAACAGCGTTTGCGAAGCGAATGGTGCGATAAATATGTTAAAGTTTTCTAAATTATTTTGTGGATTTAATTATCTTATATAGATTTGTACTCGAAGTCAAGGAAGCAAATTTGTGGCAGACTTTAAATATATGCTTATGCAAACAACACTTGAAAATTTAATTGAGTATGTGGAAAACACATTTAATGACGATGAATTGAACGATTACATCGAAATGACAAACTTTGTAGCTGGAAACATTTACAAAATAAACAAACGTATTAATGTTATTGAACAAGAACAAATTACTTTTGGTAATATTAGTACTGCATTAGAATTAGAACTTATTAAATTAAAACAATCATTAACTAAAGAAATAAATAAACTATAATGGAAGAAATAATCCTACAACAAATAGAATCATTAGAATTAATAATGAATAGCCAACAAAGGCAATTGGATATAGCTAAAAATCATTTAAAAGAATTAGCTAAAATTGAAGCAAATTTCATTACCTTTGGTTCGTTATCAGCAGAAGAACAGTTAGATAAACAAATAATTTTAGCACAATACTTATAATGAAAGAGATAAAAAAGTTTGACAAGTGGATGAGAAAAACAATCCAATCCATATATTACCACGACAACGAAAGAATGTGTAACGCTTATGAAAGAATTAAGAAATGAAAATAGAAATAAAATCAATATTTGGAGAGTTAATTTTTGAATATGAGTGTGAAAATAATACAATTAAAAAAACAGTTGAAAAAGCTGTAAAAGAAAAAGTTTCTTTACGTTCAGCCGATTTACGTTCAGCCAATTTACGTTCAGCCAATTTACGTTCAGCCGATTTACGTTCAGCCAATTTACGTTCAGCCGATTTACGTTCAGCCAATTTATATTCAGCCAATTTATATTCAGCCAATTTATATTTAGCCGATTTAAGTTCAGCCGATTTACGTTCAGCCAATTTATATTCAGCCGATTTAAGTTCAGCCAATTTATATTCAGCCGATTTACGTTCAGCCAATTTACGTTCAGCCGATTTAAGTTCAGCCAATTTACGTTCAGCCGATTTACCAATTTTTTGTAAATGGAGTCATTCAATTATAGATAATAACATCAAAATTGGTTGTAAAATAAAAACAATAGAAGAATGGGATTTATTCTTTGAATCAGATAAAATTTACGAAACAAAAAGAAATACAGATGAATTTAAACAAATTGAAGCAGTATATTTAGCTTATAAATCATATTTAATACATTTAAACAAATGAAAGAAGGATATAAAGTTTTACCGACAATTGGAATTGGAGATTTTATAGAAGTATATAACTTTATCGGTTTAAACCAAATAGGTCAATATAGATTTAGAATACCAATAAAAAGACACGCAAGTAATTTAGTAGGAATTTGGAAATTAAAAACATTATGAGCAATAGACACCAAGCATTAGAGTATAGCGAATACTACACAATGAACCATACCAACGAGGCAACCAATGCCTACGAGGCAACCCAGCGTAGCAAAGAGTGGTTTAAAGAAAGATACGGTAAATTCACGGCATCGGAAATCCATAAACTTTTAGGAGTTCGTGGATTGGGAGAAACAGGAAAGACTTACGCTATTGAAAAAGCAATTGAGGAATTGTATGGTCAGGTTGAAGATTCTTATCGTGGTGCAGATATGCAACGTGGAGTTGAGTTAGAGCCATTAGCCTTTGCTAAATTCCAAGAGATGCATCCCGAAGCAACTGAATCATTTATGTTTCCTTATGGAAAACACGCTGGAGCATCTCCCGATGGAGTTGTAGGTTCTGATGCGATACTTGAAATCAAGTGTCCAAGAGCAACAAAGTTCTTTAAGATTGTAGCTGATGAGAATATCGATAAGGAATATTATGCTCAAATGCAGATGCAAATGTTATGTAGTAATTCTGATAAGGCATATTTCTTTAACTATTGCATCATTGATGGTGAGGAATTTCATCACACAATAGAAGTAAAAAGAGATGAGGAAATGATTGCTCTTATTAAAGAGAGATTGGAAGAAGCTATTGCTATTAAGGAAGCGTATATTGAAAAGATAAATAGCAAATTGCAGAAGTAATGGCTAACTATGTAACTGCAATAGATATAGCAGATAAATTAAGGATAAGTAAGAATACAGTAGTTGAGAGATTTGCTAAATTGGACATCCAACCATTAAACCTAAACCACAAATTGTATTACTTAAGGTCTAATATTGATTTGCTACACACGATGAAAAACCCACGCAATTTTATCACTCCTAACGAGAGATTTGCGATTGTAGAATACTTCCTTACCCACCGTGATAACAGAGCTATGGATATAGAAAAAGTATTTTTCATCCCTCAACATAGGATTGATAGAATTTTAAGTGAGTATTTAAAAAATGATTTATGTATAACCGTACCAAGTAAAATGAACAAAGAATGAAAAAACAAATTTTTATAGATGACATACACGAGTATGATTATGAATTAATTGATGATAATAGACATACTTTGTATTATAGTGATGCAAGTCAATGGTCAAGCAATGTTCAAGGATATGTTGCAATGCAAATAGTAGATGATGGAAATGGATTAATATCTAAGTTTAGAGAAGAAAATAGAATTGATTACGCAGAAGCGGAAAGATTGTTTGTACTTCTTAAATTAGCAATGCAACCAGCGAAATACGAAATAGGAACTAAAGTATTACTATAATGGGAATATACGTACCGAAGAAAACACCTGAAGAACACGCTGCTTATATGCGTGAGTACAGAGCAAAAAATAAAGAACGCATCAAGATTATAAATCAAAGATGGTGGGCAAACAACAAGGATTTTATTAAGTTTAAGAAATTATTATGAGTAGATTTAATATAGATTTCTTTGAGTTTAGCTTTTTAGTCGAAGCGTGTATTCCTCCAAGACCAATTGCAAGAGCAATGTTTTGGGATGATGTAATTAACAAACACTACAATGCATTAAGCACAAGTGAAAGAATTAAGTTATTTGTGTGGATTAATAGAAATGCTTGTATGCAAGACAGTATAGAACAAGGGAATGAGGATTGCTTAATATTTAATGCGAGATTTGACCCTGACAATCAATACAAAGTGTATACTAATTACAATGAAAAACTTGAAGTGTACGATGCGTTTAAATGGAGTGATAGGTATTATATTAGAAAAGATACATCAATAGAAGATAAATTTATAATAAAAGTAGAGAAAAATGGCAGATATTTGTAAATGTTCAGGAAAGAATTGCGACAAACGAGAATTTTGTTATCGATTTACCGCAATGGCAGATAAGTACAGACAATCTTATTTCGTAGATGCACCGATAAAAAAAGATGGAACTTGCGATGAGTACTGGGAAATAAAATGTCCCTATTGCGGTCAATACGCTGGTATTCATAAATTAAGTTGCTCAACAGGTAAGATAACAATGAAATTTTAACTATATTTGTAGAATGACAAGGCAAGATTATATCAGATTGAAACAGACCAACCCCACCGAATTAATTTATATATACTATAAAGAAAAGTTTGATGGCTACAAACATAAACCTGAATTGAGTAGAAACGAACTAATGATGTACGTTCAGATGTACAACGATGTAAATTCTATTCTTAATTATGTTGTAACTGAATACGATAGAAAATTTGAGATAGTCTTGCTTATGAGTGCTAATGGACAATATATAAAATCATTATGAGAAACCACGAGATAAGCAAAATTCTTATGGATGCTGGAGTAAAAGAGCATCGCCTTTGGGATAAACCAAGACCTAAATGGAATGATTATGATTTTATAGTTTTGGAATGCATTAGACGTGGACTTCCAATAGCAAAAAAAAAATCGATAAGTGAATTTTCAATCGATAGGAGAATAAAAAGATTAAGTGATGGAAAGATATATGATTCTGTAAAACTTGCCGCTAAAGATAACGGTGTAGGTCTGAATCAAATTTACGACCATTGCAACGGATTAAAAGAAATAATTAAATACATATATATCTATGAAGAAAAAGTATAGCGATTGGCAGAGAATATTAAGAGTTATGAACTTCAACTACAAAAGAGGTCTTAATTCTGAACGAGTAAACGAAGTGTACAGAAAAATTAACTTAATAAGATTAGCGAAATGATACAGTCAATATGTTTATTAGTAGGAATAGTTTGGGTATTAATGGAAGTAATTTACCATTATCAAGGAGAAATAACAATAGTTCCAATCAAGGGTATAATGCTCGGAGCGTTATATAATAGTGAGGAAATTGAAGAAGAAGATACCGAGCATATCATCCAAATACTTTTTTTTGTATTTTCTTTCAATTTTATTTGGGTAACTGAATAAAAGTATTATCTTTGTCAAAGTTGTTATGGGAGAGCAACATAATTTCTCCTAATTAATATTTATATGCCATGAGCAATCGCACACAAGTTTTCGCTGGAGGATCTAAAAATCCAGCTACCAAATTTTTAGAGTGGAAATCTGACCAAAAGGGATTTTCTTATTACGACAAAGGATTAGCAAAAAATGTTGAAGTATCGCTTCCATTTAAGTTTGTTTTCCTTGACGAACTATCAACCGTTAAAGGTTGGAATGATGCCAGTTCTTCGGGTATCTTCGCAAATGAGGTTAAGTATCTTTCTAAAGAACCAATGACCGTTAAGGCTTTTAAAGGCGGAGAGATTGCCAAAGGATTATACAATGAGATTAAAGAGCGTGTTAAGAACGCAGGTGGACACTACTCAAAGTCTGTCTACATTATGTTAGAAGATGGATCGTTAGCTAACATCCAGTTGAAGGGTTCTGCTACCCAACAATGGGGAGAGTTTGTAAAAGCAAACAGACAAAGCATTACTCGTACTTGGGTAAATGTAAAAACTGCTACCGAGAGTAAAAAAGGTAAGGTTGTATTCTCCGTACCAAACTTCACAATAGGTGATGATATTCACGACTTAGAAGCAAGAGATGCTGATGCAAAGTTTGATGAGTTAGAAGCATATCTTAAAACATATCTTGCTAAAGTTGATGTTGAGGATATTGATGTTGAGGAAGAGGTAGACCATATGCCATTTTAGCATAAAGTAACTGGCTTTAGAAAGTAAAGAAAACTAAAGGGAATACAAATCCACTTTACAGGATTGTGGTATCGGGAGCTAAAAAATGAAGCGTTAATTAGCGAGTTAGTAAGAACGGTGGGAAAGGCTAACATTTTATAACGTACGTTTGTTGGTGCTTTCTTACGTTACTTAATTCCCCTGAACTGAAATTCGGGGGTTTTTTAACCAATGTGTTCATTTTTTTCAGCTGTTCATTGTTAATGAACATTACCATTCGTGGTAAGAAAGACCCTAAAAAATGGGGTTTATCTAACATTAAATTGTAAGTCGTACGACTCACATATAAGTATAACATCCACATACTTTAAGAAATTAGGTGTAAAAACCATAAGAGCCTTAATGATTTGCAGTGGATGGCAATGATTTAAGGCTCTTTAAATTATAACAATATGAATGTATTAAGTTTATTCGATGGAATATCGGCAGGTCAAGTAGCTTTAGAGAGAGCTAGAATTAAAGTAGATAATTACTACGCAAGTGAGATAGATAAATATGCTATACAAGTAACAATGAAAAACTATCCTAATACTATTCAGTTAGGTAGTGTTACAAATTGGAAAGAATGGGATATTGATTTTAGTACTATTGATTTAGTTATGGGAGGAAGTCCGTGTCAGGGATTTAGCTTTGCAGGTAAACAATTAAATTTTGAAGATGAAAGAAGTAAATTGTTTTTTGAGTTTTCAGATATATTAAAACATATTAAATCTTTAAATCCAAATGTAAAATTATTGTTAGAAAATGTCAGAATGAAACAAGAGTATCAAGATGTCATTTCAGAGCATTTAGAAGTTAAACCAATAATTATAAATAGTGCATTAGTTTCTGCTCAAAATAGGTTAAGATACTATTGGACTAATATAGAAAGTATAGAACAACCTATCGATAAAGGTATATTAGTAAAAGATATTATATATGATGATACCTATTCTATCTTTACTGACATTAGGATTGTAAACACTAAAAAGAAAACTAAAAACTATGTAAAATGGGATTTAAGTGGAAAACAGTACTGGTCGCAACAAGATAGAGCTTATTACAAAGAAGGTAAAATTTGCACATTACCAAAAGCTAATCCTTCTAATAAATTAAACATATTAATAGATTATGAAAAAGATATATACAGAAGATTACATCCAGTAGAAGCGGAAAGATGTCAAACATTACCTGACAATTACACTTCTATAATATCTAAAAATAAAAGATTGGAAGCGTTGGGGAACTCTTGGACTGTTGATGTAATTGCACATATATTTAAAAATATACAATAATGAAAATATCAGTATTCAAAGATTTATTAAAATCAAAAGAAGTTCCATTCATTGTTCCAATCGAAAAAGTTGTAGCACGAATAAAAGAAGGTAAAAGTAAAGACCTAATCGAACGCATCCGCAATGGAGAGGATTTAAAAAAACAACTACCTTGTATCTTATTTGCAGGAGAGTTTAGCGAAAGAAATTCAAATGGATTGATTACTCATTCAGGACTAATGGTTGTAGATTACGACAAATACCCCAATAATGACGTTATTAACGAACATTTTGAATTATTGAAGCAAAATCCACACTTCGTGTTATTGTTTATTTCTCCTTCAGGGAATGGTATAAAAGGAGTTGTAAAAATCCCAGTTTCTACAAAGGAAACTCATCCTAAATACTTCAAAGCATTTCAGAAGAAATTTGATTTTGATTATTTTGACATTGCTAATTCAAATGTAGACAGAGTTTGTTTTGAATCTTACGACCCGAATATCTATGTTAATTACGATGCTGAAATGTTTGATGCAAAACTAATTGATGAAGGGTTTACAATTTCAGAACGTGTGCCATTAGTTCCAATTGGTGATGAGGATAAAATCATTGATAAGATAATGAAATTCAATTGGGGTAAAGGATTTAATGATGGAGAGCGTAACGCATTTGTCTTCGATATAGCTGGAGCGTTTTGTGAGTACGGAATCAGTCAGTATACTGCCGAAGGATATATTATAAATAACGTAATCATTGGAGATTTTTCAGAGCAAGAAGCAAAGAACACAATTAAATCTGCCTACCGTAAAAGACAATTCGATTCTAAATACTTCGAGGATTATCAGAAAATAGACAGAATTAAATTGGACTTGCATCGGGGCAAAGCAGAAGTAATGAAAATCCACAATATCGATGAGAGTACGTTTGATGACTTGAAAGAAGTAAGTGAAAACTCTAACTTTTGGTTCTTGGATAAAAAGGACAATGTAAAGATTGATTCCCTTAAATATAAAATGTTTTTGGAGGAAAAAGGATTTGCTAAGCACTACCCAAATGGTAGCGACAAACCGATGTTTGTATTCATAAGCGAAAATAAAGTAAAGGAGTCGTCTATATCAAGGATTAAGGATTTTGTTCTTACCTACCTACTTCAAGGAAAGCATATTGATGTTTTTAATTACTGCTCAACCTATCATAACTTGTTTACGGAGCAATACTTGATAATGCTTGAAACTATCGACTTAATGATGCTGAAGGATTCCAAAGATTATAGTTATATTCCGTTCTCAAATGGTGTTTTAAAAGTAACACAAACAGGAACAGAATTGAAGGAATATTTTGAGATGGATGAGTATATATGGGAAAGTCAAATATTAGAACGTAATTGGGTAAAAACAAACACAACTGACAATGACTATCAGAAATTCATAGAGAACATATCCCACGAGGATTCTACCGCAATGAAATGCACGATAGGTTACTTACTATTGAATTATAAAAATCGTTCTCAAAACAAAGCTGTAATCCTTAATGATGAAATTATATCTGAATCTCCCGAAGGAGGAACTGGAAAAGGATTGTTTGTACAAGGCATCGGTCAAATTAGAAGAACAGATATTATAGATGGTAAGCAATACGATAATAAGAAATCATTTGCATATCAGACCATATCGTTAGAAACCAAAGTTCTTGTGTTTGATGATGTAAAAAAAGGATTTGACTTTGAAAATAATTTTAGCTTAATTACAGAGGGGATTACGCTGGAGAAGAAGAATAAGGATGCGATTAAGTTAAATGTTCACGAATCTCCAAAGGTAATTATATCAACCAATTATGCAATCAAAGGAGATGGACACTCGCAAGACCGTAGAAGACACGAATTAGAGATTGCTCAATTCTATGGCAAAAACCTAACTCCTGAGCAGGATTTCGGAAGGCAATTGTTTGATGATTGGGAATTGGAAGATTTCCATAGATTTGACAATTATATGGTTGAATGTTTACAAGATTACTTTACCTTTGGTCTTATTGCACAAAATAGTAAGAATACCCAACTACGTAGATTTATAGCAAGTACATCTCCTGAGTTTAACGAATGGACAATGGATAGCGAAAACCTACCGATGGGAATACGATTAGATAAGCAAATATATTTAGATAATTTCAAAAGAGATTATCCCGATTTCGCTCAATTCAAATTAACACATAAACGATTCCAAATATTCATACAGAAATATTGTCAGTTCAAAGATTTGAAATATACAGATGGCAATAGCAACGGAATGAAATGGTTTATGATTGGAGAAGTAGAAGAAGAAGATAACGATTTAGCATTTTAACAATAGTCGAAATTTCGACTATAAATACAAAGTTTTAGATATGACACTAAGAGATAAATTAAAGCCAACCACATCTATAAATACACAAGGCGAAGCTGGAAGATTTGCAGATAAATCAGTAAAAGTAGCAGAAGAATTTGCTATTGGATTTGCAGAGTGGTTCATTGATTCAGAAGGTAAACCTAAAGGAGAATGGAGTATAAAAGAACTATTAGAAATTTATAAAAAAACATTATGAAAATAAAAATAGAATGTGAGATAGAAGTTGATGAAACTCTATGGTTTAATGATGATGAAGAAAAAGAATGGTTTATTGAAACTTTAACTGACAAAGAAAATACAATGCTAATATTGTGGAGTAATGAAGCTGGAGATGAAATAGGGCAAACTTCTAATTTTAAATATGAAATATTATGACACCAAAAGATTTGTATTATTAGGATAAATTTATTATATTTGTATTATGAAAGCAATAAAACAATATCCAAAGTATTTTGTAACTGAAGAAGGTTTAGTATTTAGTTCAAAAACAAACAAATTTTTAAAATTTAGTTATGACCAGCAAGGTTATCAAAGAGTAGGTTTATATGTAGGAAACTATAAAAGTAAAACTATAAAAGTACATAGACTTGTAGCTGAAACATTTATAGATAACATTGAAAGTAAAAAAGATGTTAATCACATAGATGGAAATAAAGCAAACAATAATATTTCTAATTTAGAATGGTGTACAAGAAGCGAAAATATAAAACACGCTTTTAAAAATGGATTAAAAACCATAACTAATAAACAAATTGATGGGGTAAAACTTAGATTTAGTAAAAAAGTATTAGACACAAAAACTAATATTCTTTATGAATCTTTAAAAGAAGCTTCATTAGATTTAGGAATTAATTATCATACTTTAAAAAATTATTTCAGAAGTAATAGAAAAAATAAAACAACATTAATATGGAAGCAAGATTAAAAGCAATAGAGCTTGTAAACTCTTGCAATGACTTGGCTAAGGACTTCACAAGGGGAGTTTCTATGAATGAATTTTCAAAACAATTTGCATTATTAATGGTTAGTGAATTGATAAAAGAAACTGGAAAGAAATATTGGTACGATGTAAAATCAGAAATAGAGAAATTATGAGAGCAATATTAGAATTTAATTTACCCGATGACCAAATGGAGTTTAATAGAGTAAATCAGTCTTTAGATATGGCTTGTGCTTTGTTTGATATATTACAATTGCGTAAGGTAATGGATAGCAGATTTGAGAGTATAGATAATACTAATAACGATGTATTCGATGGAATAGATGCAATGGCAAAAGGAATATCAGATATACTTGAGGAACATAACATTAACATTGATAAATTAATCGAGTAATGGAATTAAGACCTTATCAAGACGAAATAGCTAAAAAAGCTACCAAAATCCTAAAAGAATGTGGATTTGTTTACCTATCGATGGAAGTGAGAACTGGTAAAACAATTACTGCTTTAGAAACTGCTTATAACTTCGGTGCTGAACGTGTGCTATTCATAACTAAAATCAAGGCATTTTCCTCAATCAAAAGCGATTATGATAACATTGGGTATCTATACAATCTAACTATCATCAACAAGGAATCATTGCATACAATTGAGGAGAATGATTTTGATGTAGTTATAATTGACGAAGCTCACGGATTGGCTGCATTCCCAAAAGCAAGTAAATACCAAAAGGACATCCGTAAAAGATTTAATAAAAAACCAATTATATTTTTATCAGGGACTGCCACGCCAGAGAGTTTTTCTCAATGGTATCATCAATTGCAGGTAACCGACAAATCCCCATTCAAACATTACACTAACTTTTACAAATGGGCGAATGATTATGTAAATGTTACCGAGCAAAATTTAGGTTATGCAAAAGTAAAGGTATATAAAGATGGTATTGAAAGTAAAATTTTGCCACAAATACAACCGTATATTATAACTTTTACACAAGCACAAGCTGGTTTTACTTCAGAAGTAAACGAACATATATTGGAGTGTAAAATGGAGGATATTACTTATGATATTATTAAGCGATTAAAACGTGATAAAATTGTGCAAGGTAAAAGCGGATTGATATTAGGAGATACTGGCGTTAAATTAATGCAGAAGGTACATCAATTATCAAGTGGCACTTGTAAGTTTGAGGATGGCACATCGATGGTTATTGATTATAGTAAAGCAAAGTTTATTAAATGGAAGTTTGAAAACGAAAAGATTGGGATATTTTATAAGTTTAAAGAAGAATTAAATGCTTTGCGTCAAGTATATGGAGCAGAAAACTTGACAGAAGATTTAGATGAATTTAATACAACAAATAAAGTTATAGCTTTACAAATCGTGTCAGGTCGTGAAGGTATAAGTTTAAAAAACGCAAAGTATCTTGTCTATTATAATATTGATTTTAGTGCTACAAGTTACTGGCAGTCAAGGGCACGACTTACGACTTCTGACAGACCATCAAACGATATATATTGGATATTTTCTAAAGGAAATAACTCAATAGAAAAAAATATTTACAAGTCGGTAATGAACAAAAAAAACTATACATTATCAAATTTTAAGAAAGACTATTAGGTTTGAAATAAATAATTTATTATATTTGCACCAGTAGAGTCGTAGCTACAACTAAAACTTTTTTAAATTCCTGCATTGATAAAGACTACGACCTTTTGATGTGCAGGTTTTTTATTATTATGATAGGAATTTATAAGATTACAAGTCCAAGTAACAGAGTTTATATAGGACAAAGTATTAATATTAAAAAAAGATTTACAGACTATAAATATTTAAAAATAAATCAAACTAAAATATTTTATTCTATAAACAAATATGGATATGAAAATCATAAGTTTGAAGTTATAGAGGAATGTGATATTGACTTATTAAATGAACGTGAAAGATATTGGCAGGACTTTTATGATGTTTTAAATAATGGTTTAAATTGTAGACTAACAACGACAAATGATAAAAGCGGATTAATAAGTGAAGAAAGTAAGTTTAAAATATCAAAATCAAGAAAGGGCATAGTTCCTAATTATAAAGACATTAAGTTAAGAAATAAAAGAATATCAGAATCTTTAACAGGAAAAAAATTAAGTGAATCTCATATAAAAGCAATGTCTGTTGCTCAAACAGGATTGAAAAGGAGTCCAGAATCTATTAAAAAAAGTGTAGAAACAAGAGCTGGAAGAAAAGACAGTATAGAAACAAGAATTATAAAAAGTGAAAATCAAAAAGGAATAAATAATAGTTTTTCAAAACAAATGTTAAATATAGAAACAGGTATTTATTATGATACAGCAAAAGACGCTGCTTTTAGTTTAGGTTGGAGTTACAATAGATTTAATCATTATATAAATGGAAGAACAAAGAAAAAGTTACCGTTTATATTTGTATAAATAAAAAAAAATTTATTTTAAACGTGAAAACATTTTGTAATTCAAATTAAAGTATTATATTTGTCAAAAATAAGGCATAACGGTTCACTGCTATATTTCAGTAGCGGAAAACACAAAACCAAGTTTCGGATGATGACATAAAATAACAAGTACAAACAAATTATTGAATTAAACCCGATGATCGCTATTGAATATAGCAGTTGTTATGCGTTCGGCTTTTTAAAACAACAAAACATTATGAGTAAAGATTTTAGATTAGAAGGAAGAATTTGCTTTTCAAAAAAACCAATGGGGTTAGGAATTGGAGTAGAATTTAATCCTCCTTATGGTAGATATGAAGTTTTTTGGGTATTTAAAATTGATTTAATTTTTATTAGATTGTGGGTTAAAAATGAAAGTTTACACTTAAATTAAAAAATATGAAAAATCAAAGTATAATAAATTGGATTTCAGAAGACGAAAAAGACCCTGAAAATGGAATTAATGTATTGACATATAGTCCGCAAAATAATGGCGGGATTGGAATAACTGTAAATTACCATAGTGACGGAATTTATAGGTTTTTAGAAACAGGAAAAGAAAATAAATTCCAGATATCCCATTGGGCTTATTTGCCAGACGCGCCAGAAGATGATTTTTTATAATCATATTGTTGGCTTCAACGAAATGATAGTTATACTCACGAAGCTGACGCATAACTACTTGCTAACAGTTACAATACTATACATTATTTTATTGATTATTAAATATTTAAGATATGATAGTACAAATCAATTTTACAGTAAAGTGGCAGTTCAAAGAATATCCATACTATAAGGTTTCAACTTGTAAGAAGATAATAAATTGTAAGACTGGCAAAATTATAAAATGCACTAAAAACGGAGGTAGTATAGGTTACTATATAAATTCTAAATTTTATAAGAAATCTGATATAAATAATTATATTGAAATAATACCTAAAAATATTTGTCCATTTTTAAAAAAAGTATTATATTTGTCAAATGAAAAAGCCAATCGAATATAAACCACTACCTCCTGAATGTATAAATTTCAAAGGTGTTGAGTTTTGGTTAGACCAACGTATTCAACTAACTCCATTAGGGAAAGAAATTAGATATAGTGGGATTAGATTGAATGAGGATATGCCATACTTATATGGTAGAAGGCATTGGATATATACATTTATTTATTTAGATGGAAGCGGATTGTTGGAGTTTGAATGTGATTATGATAACAATATAAAAAGGTATGTTAGAGTCAGCTCGTCAGACACAGATTAAGAAAAAGTTGCAAGAGGATGGATGGATAGTAATAAAGCTCATAAAGACCTCGCTTACAGGGATTCCCGACATACTCGCATTAAAGAATGGTAAAGCTATGTTCGTGGAGGTAAAACAGCCTAAAGGAGTGCTATCTCCAATCCAAGACCACGTGATAAAAACCCTCCGTGAAAACGGATTTGATGTAGAAATTTGGACTAAATATAAAGAAGATTATACCTGTACCCCTGAAAAACTCGTATATAAGGATAAGCAGGTTGGCTCGAAATAAAGGGGTAATAGAATAAGAGCGAAAATGGGATTGAGGTGTCCTCGGTCGGGAAGTCAGGCGAAATGGTTCGGTAGTTTAAACTACAAGTGGGTTCGATTCCCACCCTGACAACAGCAGTTGCTTGATGTCAAATATGTACAGCAACAGACATTGGAGAAATTTGGCTTCTCACGAATGTTAAGTCCTATCGGGCAGAATAGGGGATGAGTACTTATGATTGAATTTTCAACACCCACAACCTCATCAGTTAGCAAGGTAGCTTAAAACAATGGAAAAAGCAGAGCAGATATGTTAAGTTACAGGTTCGATTCCTGTCCTTGCTTCTAAATTATAAACTATGAAAGAAAACGCAATGATTAAAATAAGCACTATGATTGAAGTAGCAAAAAGAGAGTTAGACAATGAGCCATTTTGGAAGATTGGAGTTGAAGATGCTATTAAGTTAGTTGATTCCCAATTGAGAGAGATTGAAACATTGGAATACATTTATTCACTAATACAAAACGACAATGAGTAATACACAAGGCGGAAAAAGAGAAGGGGCTGGAAGAAAGCCTTTGGATTACGATTTCAAGATATTACAGTTACGTGTACCAACAGAAATGGAAGGAGCAGTAAAAGATTTCATTAAAAAAATTAGAAAAGAATGGCTTATAGCAAACACACAGTAGAAAAAAGACTCTCTATATGGGAGTATGCCGCAGAGCAAAAACAAAAAGCAAAAGAACTGTTAGAAAAATGTAAAGAACGTGAAAAAGAAAAGAATTTGGCACATAAGCGACACGCATAGCTATCACGATTTATTAGAAATTCCTAAAGACATTGATATAGTAATTCATTCAGGAGATTGTAGTAATGTAAGAGATGCTTATAATAATGAACCTGAAGTTAGAAAATTTATTGATTGGTATTCTAAATTACCTATTCCAATTAAAATCTATGTAGCTGGAAACCACGATTCATCAATTGAAAAGAAGTTGGTGTCAATTGCAGATTTCGGAGAAAAAGGAATTATATACCTTGAGAATGATTTTATTCATATAGATGGATTAAAGATTCACGGAAGTCCAGTATCGCCAAACTTTGGTAATTGGAGTTTTATGAAAAGTAGAGATAAGTTAGATAGGCATTGGGAACGAAGTGTTGATGATGATGTCGATATATTGATTACTCACACACCGCCTAAGGGAATATTAGATATTTCTGAAGATAGAGATGGTAAATTAGAATTTTGTGGCTGTAAAGCGTTAAAACGACACGTTATAACAAGAATAAAGCCAAAACTAATGTTATTCGGACATATTCACAATAGCGATGACATCATTAATGCTGGAACAATGAAGCTATCTATTTGCGATACGATATTCAGTAATGGCTCGGTAGTAACAGATAGAAGGTTCGGTAAGTTGAGCAGTAATGGAAATATATTTGAGTTGTAATAAAAAACCCCTAATAAATTTATTTATTAGGGGTTGCGGTGATTATCGCCTTTATTTACCGCTTAGCTAAACTTATCCTTCATTTCTAAATGAAGTTTGTATGCTGAGTTGCTTATCTCGTAAACCTGACCACAATCTTGACATTCCATCAGTCTTTTGATAGTTCCAAGTGGAGTTACAACATTTTTAAGTAGCACTA